CAATATCGTGGGCGCGTACTAGCGGCTCATGCACGTATGGCGCGGGCTACTACGAGTATGGGAGGTCGGGACTCCCGATACTGGCATCATCGGCCATTTCAACAAACTCTGGTGGCTGCTTAACCTACGCCGCCGCAGGCGTTCCTCCAGCCACACTAACCACTGCTTCAATAGGTGTCCTTGTTGGTGGCGCTCCTAAGATACGACTTGACGTGTGAGAATATGGATAGATCATTTGAGATATTTGGCCCCGACGGTACTCTTGTTGAAAGTGGCATGAGGGACTACTCTTGGGAACATGTGCGTAATCTCAGAAATGCAGCTCTAAAGGATTCAGACTGGCGAGCTGTCAAGGACCGCACCATGGGCCAAGATTGGAAAGATTACCGCCAGGCGCTTCGAGATCTCCCCCAGGACAACGGAGATGCGAACAGTGCTGCAGACAACTGGCCTGAAGCACCGGAGTGATCCGATGAGCAAGCGAAAACCTGACCAGGTTGTAGAATTTCGAATTTCCCTCCAGGACAAGGAGCGCGAGATGTTCGACTCTCTGGTAGGCGCGTACCAGATTGACAAGTTCTCTGAGGCCGTTGACCAGGCTCTTTCGTTTCAGAACGTCTACCTGGGCATCACACTGATCGAGATAGCGACCGGCAAGGAGATCCTGTTCGGTACTCCGAACGATCTCAACGACCTCATCGCCGATGTCCGCACCTGGTGGGCGGCGAACAAAGATGAGTTCGGCCCTGGACTATGGAACTTCTTCAGAGGAATCTTCGAGCGTGCTCCACTGACTGCAGCTCAGGAAGCAGCGATCCAGGAGACAGCTACACTCTACCAGCAGCAAGCTGGCGTCAATCCAGCAACTGGCCAGGCATACACGAGTGTGGCGCAACTTTGGGCTCAGGCATTCGGTGTCAATCTACCTTGAACCAGCCAGTTTTTGACCACTTTTCACCCTTCAATAGGGGCTGGAAAGGCACTTTCTCAAAATTATGGACAATTTTCTGTTCATTTTCTACCCCTCGCCAAGAACTGAATTATCATTTCATTAATCACTGAATTCAACCGATATTCTTCAGCCTGAGTAGGCGTTGAACCCCTGAAAATGAACAATTCCATTTCCTCAAAGAAATTAGGAATGGATGACCATTGACGCCGTCGTTGGCCCAGGAAGTTTCCTAACTCCCGATAAAGTATATTCTTCATCTCTCGTCTATTCATCTGCAGTCAGCTCCAACACGATCTCTTGCAGCTTGTCTCTGGCTTTGGTCATGGTCTCTAATTGAGTACCACGCATGACATAGAGCCTTGTCAAATCTCGTAGCTCTTCAGGACCCTCCTTGACTAGCTTGTTGTATCTCTCCTCCCATCCAGCATGCTCGATGATGACGGAGGATAGCCATGCGGATCGGCCCTCTGCACCTTTCTCCCCCATTGGAGACTTTCTCTCCTTCTTGGGGATGCGATCCCAGATGTCGAATGCAGCTTGAGAAAGGTTCGCGTTTATTCCCGGCATTCACTCACCACTGATCCAAAGTATGATACCCTTTTCTCTGAAGGGAAATCAAAGTGTCATTATGATTACCGCCTTCGTTGACAATCCAAATTTTGACCATATCGAACTTATTATGCCTGGCCGTATTGAAACCGAACTTCAACAAATATCCCCCTGGCTTCAAGATGCGGTTAATCTCACTCATGCATTCTTTGATATAACCGGGTTTCGTGTAAATATTCAAGTCGCCCACCGGGTAACGATCGGCTTGTCTCGATGAGAACGGCGGATCAAAGATGACAGCATCGAACTCAGCCGATGGAAGAGAGCAGAGAAAGTCAACAGCATCCAAGTGATTCGCGGCACTCGTTTCGGGGTCAATGTCGTTAGTGTCTTTACCAGCTATGCCGCAATTGCGGGCGAATGGGTCAGCGATACGCATACGTTCGCCTGAGAGGTCGAAAAGCCTCGGATAGAGGTATTTCATAGCAGATTGAAATCCCTTGGTTGTATGGGTGTCTAATGAAATATCACTGGTGATCCGGACAATCTCTAAAGCGGGTGGAAGGCAGCCAGTCTCGGGTGTGGGATGTGCCATCTGACTGCCCTCCGTACTCAGAGGAGAGGTGTTAGTTATTAATAACTTCCGAACAGGAACGCGATACAATCAAAGGTCAACGACCCCCGGTTCGGACGTTCGGTGCGGCGTGGCCTCCTAGACGCAGGGATGGGTTAGGCTCAAACGGGTGATTTTAAGGGATTAAGGTAGTATTATGGGCGGAGGACGCCGGGTTGGTGGACATGGTAGACCCAATAACCGTGATAATTGCCCTTTCAACGCTTAATTTGCTTGCTTTGGCGGCTCTAGCTCTCTGGATCCGGTCAGAACTAGATGCTGCAGTCACAGAACTCGACTCTACCCTGGCTCTCGCCATCAAAGCGACGATGGATCAGCTCGGTGATGGTGTCCTGGGCGGGTTCGATCCAGTCAATCCAGTCCAAGCTGCAATCGCGTCGATGATTCAGGCGTATGCAAGCCAGAGAATCACCACGATTGATGGCACTGTGTCACCGAGGGGTGCCGACGGTACCTTTGCGAAGGGTCTTGAGGACCTAGAGTGATATTTATTAGCGAGTTTTTGTAACACTCGGGATATGGCACGCCGCCGAGCCAAGAAATCACGCCGAAGAAGCCCGAAGACGATCAGTCTGTACAACATGGCTGTAGGATATGGAAACCTAGCGATCCTAACTGAGGGTACCATGGGCACATCACCCTACGGAGTCATCACCGGATCCACAGACCTAGGCTACAAGTCAGTTTCAGATGTTGGCCTTGGTGCCACCTCGATGACGCTGTCAGGCGCCGGGGTCATTTCCCTGGGCGACATCCTAAACGAGCCTTCTCTAGCTATGAATACGATCATGCAGAACGCTAAGAGCAATGCTGTCCCCATGGCAATAGGTGCCATCACCTTCAATGCAGGAGCTAAGATCTTCAGGAAGACCATGGCAAAACCATTCAGAGAGGCGAACAAGCTCATCAAGCCCCTTGGCCTTGGAGTGAGGTTGTGATTCTATGGCAACAAATACAGTCACTGGAAACCTCGTTTGCTCGGACGGAACCAACATTCCCCTGAAGCTAGATATCGCAGAAGGCACAGAAACCAGTTTGACCACAGATACCGCCTACACGGTCGCGGCACAGAACGTCGGAGACTTCGCGCCTGGCAAGACCGTCATCTCTGGCCTAGTATCTTGCGACAACGGAGTCGGCTACTGCTACATTCTCTCGCAGGGACTCGTGGCTGCAGTTGTTCCCTGGTCTGTCAAAGGTGCTGTCACCGATGGATCACCTAGTCTCTGCCAACCTTACACACTCAAGGCTGGTGACATCGTCAAGTGCATGAACAATACCGCTGCAGATCGAGAGGCCGCAATGGCAGTCTACACTGCACGAGGAGTTTCCAGGATCTTCCACGTCACTCCTACGGGTGGCGCGACTAACGAACTGGTCGATCTTCAGACCGGCAACTCGATCGGAGATACATTGCAAGGGGATCGGATCGTGAAGTGGTTCGGAACATCTGTTGACGGCGCCAAGATTGAGACGCAGGGCTTCTTCGTCGTCGACGCCCTGGGCAACGTCATCGGATCATGTGCGGCTGGCAGTCCCATAGTCCAGCAGCCTAGCTACTCACCGGCCTCGACCGCCATCGCCCTGAATTACAAGGCCCAGTTTCTAACCAACGCATGAGGTGGGAACCATGGCAAAGCTCACCAAGGCCGCCGGACGCCGACGACTCGGCGAGATCGAGGCCAAATCAAAGAAACTCTTCCTTCGAGGATTCATCAGCACAAAGGATCTCGATACCATAGAGCGTATCTGTAAGTCCAGGGCGAAGCAATTGAAGTGATAGGATGCCGCTTCCAGATGCCCCAGGGGAGTCCCCGCGCGTGTATAAGTTGTTCAAGAACACCACTTTAGAGAATGTCACTAACGATAATATCACTCTGGTAGGTGATCCAATCAGCATCGAGATGCTCAACGAGGATGAACTGCGACGCCTGGTGCTCGTACAACTAGCTCGTCTAAGCGTCAAACAAGAATGGGATGGACTCCTCGGGTGATCTTATGCCACTACCAGACGCCAATAAGAAGTCGCCCAGGGTCTATACCAACCTCCAGAACATAGATCTCGACAGCATTACGTTTGCGAATGTGCAATCTACTGGCAACCCGATCGCCGTTGAGGAGATGAATGAGGACGAGATGAGGCGTCTTGTCCTGGTTAACCTGGCACGACTGGTCTGTGCTGGTGAATGGAACGGCCTGTTGACAGCTCCAGCAGGTGGAGGAGACTTCAACGCAGAGGTGCCAGGACTCTCCCTGGGGGCCGGAGCTAGTAATGCCCGGTACGCAGTAGGATCCTACGCCCCATACGGCAATGGTGAACTGTCGACCTTCTCGTTCTACACTAACGACAACGGAGACAAGGCCCTCTACTATCCCTTCATCGGAAACGTGACGGGCACTGTGTCAGAGTTTGGGATCAACATTACGAGCGCAGCCGGATCGGCGTGCAACTTGCTAGTGGGTATCTATGCTGACTCTGGCGATGGAACACCCGGAGCTCTACAGATGGAAGCTTCGTTTGATGTGGCTGGCAGCGGAACAGGATCAGTCTACCAGACTTCAATCACTGGAGTTGTCTCCGATTCCATTACTCGAGGGACTAACTATTGGATCGGACTCTGCAGAGATACAACCTCAATCGGATTTACTCTCAAGACCTTCTCGCCGACATCGGCAACCAATCTCGCCCCAGTGGATGCTGCGGCCATGACCGCCGACGATGGAGTAGTATTGAGAACGGTGAACAAGCCTCTCGATCTTGCTGCGAATGAAACTGCTGCCAACCTCGACGGCTTCAACGACGGCAAATGCACGGTCACTCTGAAGGTGAGCTGATGAACAGGAGAGCAGTCGTCTTTCATGGAACCGACTTAGTGAGCGAGGAGTTTGTTGATGTCTCATGGGACCAGGTCCGGAGAGCTCGAGATCAAGCCTTAGCTGATTCCGATTGGACGGCAATGAAAGACCGCACCATGTCGCAAGCCTGGAAGGACTACCGCCAGGCGCTTCGAGATCTCCCCCAGGATCATGCCGTTGCGAACGACGCCGTAGACTCATGGCCTCAACCACCGGAGTGATCCGATGAGCAAGCGCCCTCCTGACCAGGTTATCGAGTTTAGAATTTCTCTCCAGGATCGAGAGAAAGAAATGTTCGACTCCCTGGTCGGCGCCTACCAGATCGACAAGGTGACCGAGGCAGTCGACCAGGCTCTCTCGTTTCAGAACGTCTACCTCGGCATCACGCTGATCGAGATAGCGACCGGCAAAGAGATCCTGTTCGGTACTCCCAACGATATCAATGAACTCGTGGCCGACGTTCGCACATGGTGGGCGGCGAACAAGGATGAGTTTGGCCCTGGTCTCTGGAACTTCTTCAAGGGACTCTTCGAGAGAGCTCCACTGACAGCAGCCCAGGAAGCAGCCATCCAGGAGACAGCTACACTCTACCAGCAACAGGCCGGCGTAGATCCGGCCACTGGCCAGTCTTACACGAGTGTGGCGCAGCTTTGGGCCCAGGCATTCGGTGTGAACCTACCCTGATTCAAAGAATTGGGAAAAGATGCCTCTACCCCTAGGGTGGAGAGGCAAACAGAACACACCGTGGATCCAGAATTGCACACATTCGCACTATTTCCCCACAATTCAAACAAATCGCCTCCTCAACATCTACAGCGCCCATCACCAAGTCCGGATTG